CCACTTGACCCAGAAGGCTTTAAAAACTACAAAATTTATGGAATCGAGCCCAGTGGTAATGGTAAGTAACGGTCAAGAACCACCTTTTTAGTTGCGCAAGTCGTAAATTTGTACTATCTTTCGGGGCGAGAAATATTTTTTTCATTTTTCACTCCCGAGAAGTGTCCCTGCACTGGTATCGCCAGGTGGGGACACACAAAGAGGAAAGGATAGTATGAGCCACGAAGAAATATTGAAACAAAGAGATTTGTTGGACACGATCCTCGCATCACGGACCAACCAACTCGACCGTATCAAACACATGCAAATCATGGATTCCATATATTTTAAGAAAAAATTACCCGAGAATGTGGTTTTATTTCCATTACAAAGGATAAAACGTTATGTACACAACACTACCAACAAGTCCAATAAGAACCGTAAAAAAGTGTAACAAATGCCCGAACTTCCATGTGGAGTTCTTTAATACCAAATTTAATAGAACCTATACGCCTGAAGAATGGGAGCAAATAGTTACAGAAGGTAGAAAGGCATTGGACAAAGCACTAAGATTAGTGCGTGAAGATCCTAAGTTTTTTAGTTAAATCGCTATTTGTATAGATGTTTTTACCTAGATAGAGGTATCTAGTAATTTATTATACCTACGTGTTACCATGTTACCATGTTACTTATAGCAGAATACTTACCTTTTTAGGTAACATCAGTATACTTTTACATGTTACCTAAGTTACCAAATAGTAGTTATTTTACGAAAAAAACTCGCATTTTGTAGGATTTTTAATTATATTGAATTACTTTGTAAAAAACATCTATGGAAAGTAAAGAATTAAAAACAATTGATATACCTCAGCCATTATCTGATGAGCTATATCAATCAAAGTTAACAAAAAGACAGAGAAATTTTGTGCTATTACTTGTGCATAGTGAAGGCACTAAGTCTGCATCGCAATGCGCATATGAAGCTGGATATGGTAAGAATGGTTGCAGAACCAGGGCATCCGAGCTGCAGAAACATCCTGACGTCATGAAAGCATTAGCTGCAGAGATTTCCGCAAACGCAGAAAGATGGAGATGTTCTACTGAAAGATCATTAGCTATATTAGGCAGGTACAGAGACGCTGCTTTTGAAAAAGACAGGATTAGCACAGCTATTACCGCTGAGAAATATAGAGGCGAACTTGTTAATCTTTATGATAAGAAGCTGACTGTTATGCATGGTTCAATAGAACAGATGTCAAGAGCAGAGGTAGATGCAAAAATAAAAGAAATGATGCAACAATATGATATCACCGAAGAAGCTGAAGAAGTAAAACCTAAGAAAAAGAAAATAAAACAAATTGAAAATAGACCTTGACTATCTAATTAGTTGGGATTATATAATACAAAAAGGAGAAAGTTATGCATGTAGATAAATACGTTGTACAAAACTTTGGTACAAGATGGACTAAAGGTAAAAGTAAAAAGGGTCAGTTGTTAGCTGTTCTTAATGGTGAGGATATTAGTTTTAAAAATTTGTTGCCTTTGTTGGAACAATGGAATGAATCAGTTAATGGTGAATGGTCTGATAGGACTGTTGAGTTATTAATTAATGTTAAGGAGAATGAAAGATGAATAATTTTAGAGAGGGGCCGATGAGCCCTTTACAAATGTTGAAAACAGTTTCTGGTATTTGTAAGACTAATGCCAAAATGAATTGGGACAACACTGGTCAAACACCAGAAGATGAGTTTAAATTTATTGCTAACATGATTGAAGCTTATATTACAGAACAAGATAAAGGCAGTGAGGGGGCAA